CACTTTTATTGGACACCCCGCAAAGGGTGTCCTTTTTTTATGCCTATAAATAAGACTTGACATCCTATCCTAAATGCTTATAATGTATTACTATGCTGCTAAAAGATAAACCTTTTTGTATAAATAAAGATATCAATAGAACTCAAGAGAGAAAGTAATGAAGTCTTTTAAAGAGATTAGAGAAGCGACCTATCAAGGTAAGACTGTCACCCTGAACACTCCATCTGCTGGCGATGTTAAGAAGTCTAAGGTGTTTGTAAAGGACGGAGACAAAGTCAAAAAAGTTAATTTTGGTGACAAAAATATGTCCATCAAGAAAGACCAGAAGGGTAACAAGGCATCCTATTGTGCAAGGTCTGCTGGCATCAAGGGTGGTGGCAAGGATAAGACTAAGGCAAACTATTGGTCTCGCAGAGCGTGGGATTGCTAAAGTACTTGACTTCTCACTCTGAATGCTTATAATAGTGTGTATCAAATAGGAAAATACATTGGATAATTTATCAGAAAACATTAATCTATTTCAACCTACATCGTTTAGTGTTGTAATAGACCGACAGAACTACCCTGCCTTACGATACTTTGTGCAGCGAGTCAGTCACCCAGGCGCATCTAACTCTGCCGCAGAAGTTCCATTTTCGCGAGTCGGTGGTGTGCCGATGCCAGGGAATACTATGGTCTATGGTTCCCTTAATATGGACATCCTTCTTGACGAGGACTTCACTTCATACATTGAGATGTACGAGTGGATGTTGAGACTTGTCAATGAGGATCAAATAAGTTCCAGAGATGTTTACACTCAAGCGAAAGGTAGGATACCAACATACTCTGACATAGTTGTTAACGCACTGACAAACTCCAACAACAAGAACATACAGTTTAAATATCGAGATTGTGTTCCTGTTAATATTGGAGATGTGACTATGGAAGCAACCAACTCAGGCGTTGACTTTCTCACCTTCAATGCGGAGTTTAGATTCTCATATTTTGAAATAGTAACTGTATAAAGGAACAAAATGGATTTAGATGATATCCTTGAGCAATGGTCTCAAGACTGTGAAATTGAGCATAAACTAGATGAAGCATCTCGCAACACTCCCAAACTACACGCCAAGTATTTGGGATACCTCACGCAAGCAAAGTTTCTACTTAAACGAACTGAAGACAAACAGAACATACTTCTGAAGAAGAAGTGGTTGTGGTTTAATGGAAAGATGTCTCAAGAAGAAATACGCTACAACAACTGGGCAGACGACCCCTTTGATGGTCTAAAAGTTATGAAGGGTGACCTCAAATACTATGTTGAGTCTGACCCCGAAATAATAGATAGCGAGTCTAGAGTCTACTATTACAAGACAATGATAGAGACACTCAAGGAGATGGTTGATACTTTGAAATGGCGACACCAAACCGTGAAGAATATTATTGAAGCAAGAAAGTTTGAGGCGGGAGTTTAATATGAAACCCAATAAGATATACTTTAAATATCAAAGAGAAGACAACACAACATTCCTGAGTGTTATTGAACCTCACGAATGGACGGTCGATACGCAGCCTTATAAGTATAACGGGATGTTTAAATTGAACTCGGATGGCATTTGGAATAATGTAACAAAAACTGAATTTAAGCATGATGATGATTGGAGATATTGGGGCGAGTAAAATAAATGAGCAAGAACATAATAACCATTCAAATGCAAAACCATTCTCATATGGCAGTCCTTTGTGAACCTAGTGTTCGCCAAGAACTATCTGACTATTTTTGCTTTGACGTTCCAGGTGCCAAGTTCATGCCTGTCGTTAAGCGTGGACAGTGGGACGGAAAGATACGGTTATATAACACGTTGACTTGCGAACTGCATGTAGGACTCTACGCAAAACTCTGTCGCTTCTGTGCAGACCGTCACTATCATATGGCACTCAAGAAGTCTGCCTATGGACTACCAAACGCAAAGAATACTGTTGACCATCAAGTTATGGTGAAACAACTTGCGTCATACAAATCTACATTTGCCAACGCTACATATGAACCTCGCCCATACCAATATGACGCGATTGTTCACGGGATAGAGCGAAAGCGAGCAGTGCTTTTATCCCCGACTGGTTCGGGCAAGTCGTTCATTATCTACAACCTTATGCGATGGTTCCTTGAGGACTATGAGAGCAAGGTGTTGATTGTTGTGCCAACGACATCTCTCGTTGAACAGATGTATAAAGACTTTGTTGACTATGGATATGAGTCAGAGAAAGAAGTCCACCGAATCTATTCTGGTAAGGATAAGATAACCAACAAGCGTGTCATCATAACCACATGGCAGTCTGTTTACAAACTGGGGCAACCTTGGTTTGAGCAGTTCGGTTGTGTCTTTGGAGATGAGTGTCATCTATTCAAAGCAAAGTCTCTCACCACTCTAATGGACAAATGCGTTAACGCATCCTATCGTTTTGGCACTACAGGGACTCTTGACGGGACTCAGGTAAACAAGTTGGTACTAGAGGGTCTCTTTGGACCGACTAAACAAGTAACCTTCACACGCGACCTTCAGGACAACGGTACGCTTGCTAAACTAAAAATTGATATTCTTGTGGTGGAGTATCCTGAACTCAGTAGGAAGATAGTTAGTAAACTAAACTACCAAGAAGAAGTTGACTATCTTGTTACACACGAAGGACGCAACAAACTAATACGGAACCTTGCAGTGACGCAGAAGGGCAACACACTAGTGTTGTTCCAGTTCGTTGAGAAGCATGGTGAGGGACTATACAACTCTATCAAGAAATTAAATGATAACTCTTATTATGTGCATGGTGGAACAGATGTTTCTGACCGTGAAGCAATACGAGGAATCGTGGACGGGAGCGATGGTGCAATCATTGTCGCTTCTATGGGAACATTCTCCACAGGTATAAATATTAAGAACCTACACAATATTATTTTTGCCTCACCATCTAAGTCTCAGGTGAGGGTTTTACAGTCGATTGGTCGCGGTTTGCGTAAGTCTGATAACGGAGTGGAAACAAAGTTAATAGATATCGCAGATGACCTTCAATGGGAATCAAAAAAGAACTACACTCTCAATCATTCAGCAGAAAGAATTAAAATCTACAAGAGAGAGCAGTTTGACTTTGACATACACAAGGTGATAATATGAATGAAGAAACAGTCTTAGAAAACGTGCAACAAATCAGGTTTGGCAACGGAACAGAAGTACTTGCTAATATTTCTAATTGGGATGATGGCGAGTTCATAGAAGCAAACTGTATGCTAGAAATAGAAAGACGGTCATATGATATGGACTTTGAAGCTGAAGAGGGTAAGTCGTTTTATGTATTGAAACCTTGGGTTTCCTACATTGATGATATGTACAAGATTACTTCAGTCAACCCAAGCAGTATTGTTTCTGTAACCACGCCATCTCCGATAGTGGTTGAACAGTACACAACTTCTTTGATAGAAATCATCAAATACATGGATGAGACCTCGCAAAAAGAAACCCCAACCAAAACAGCAGTATCTCCAGACTCACATAATGTGGTTCAGTTTACTCCCAAGAGCAGCGTACAACTACTCACCGAAGACTAAAAGTTTTAATGAAGTTAGACCAATATTATACAAAACCTGATGATGCGAAGTCATGTTTAGAGTTGCTTGAACAGTATTACCCACTAGAGAGTTTCGACCACATTGTCGAACCCTCTGCTGGGACTGGTTCATTCTCTGACCTACTGCCCTTAGAAAAACTATCAGCAGTTGACCTCAACCCAAAGAGGGATTACATTCAAGAGAAGAACTTCTTTGATTTTGAATATCCATCTTCAGGGCGAGTACTGACCATAGGCAATCCACCATTCGGTCGAAGAGGCAGTATGGTGAGGGAGTTCTTTGAACACGCAGTTGCTCGTTCATCTGTTATTGCTTTTGTCCTTCCCGCAATGTTCTGTAAGAAAGGTGCAAGCGATGCCCTACCATCTAAGATGCATTTGATAGATGAGTCGTACCGCATAAAAGAATTCGTCTTGCCTAATGGTGAAACATACGAAGTGAACTGTGTTTTCCAGATATGGGAGAAGAGAA